ACCGGCAGCTTGGAACAGGTCCAGCAGATCCTTTACAGCAGCCACAACACTCACCCCTTGTCACTCACCACTACCCAGCCTGAGTAGCTGATAGGGACGCCCGTAGGCGCCCCGACTGTCACTCAGGTCAGACACGCTCACCACTAGGGAGCGTGTACTCCGGCGTACCGAAGAACTTACGCACCCACTCCACGTTGAACTTCCCGAACCGGCCCGGTTCAGTCACAAAGACCTGAACGCCCGGACGCGTCACCATCACGACAGGGCCATAACTGTTCTTCTGCCCAACGAACGTCACAGACGACGGCTCTTCCCCCTCGTACTGCACCGTCGCTGTGTAGGACACCTGACCAGCAACGCCCGTCGCTTGCATGATCTTGAGAACGTTCACCGTGTCGCTCATGCGAAGAACTCCGAAAGCATGTTGTCGGCACGCTCGACGTACTCCGCGTTGTCATCAAACGCGACACCGAAAAGGTCCAACTCGTGAACCAACTGCTCCCCATCCTCCGGCTGTAGAAAGCGCTCCTCGCCATCTACGCGCCGAACAATCGCCACGCTTCCCGCTCCCGTGTCGTAAACCTCAAAAGCATCGCCACGGTGCACGCTGTCCGCAATGTCGTACTTGTCCACGTCACTCACCCCTTGAAACGAACGTGGCCACCAATTGGCCACGCACGTAATCACTAGGTCAGTCTCTCGTTACCCGCGTTGCGTACATTCACGGAGTCGCACGGTCCATTACCATTCATCGGCTGGACGCGACCGTAGCTTCCCGCTGCTACGAAGCATTCATTCAGTTGAGAAGCATCGTGTGCGCCGGACCCTCCGGGCCACCGTCGATCGGTGCAGTGCGTTGTCCTAATGAGGACACTCCCACCCCACAGGTGCAACCTAACACGCCGTTACCGTTTCGTTATGGACCTGTTACCAGGTCACGCTCAAAAGGTCACGGCTCAACGCCGGCCAAGCAAGGGGGAAGTGGACTAGACCACAATGCCAGAGCGTACCCAACATGGCCCACACATGGGCCCGATGGTTGCCCTTAGCCCCTATATGGGGCACCAGGTCGTTGCCTTATGCAACATAAGAGCTCACACCTGTGTATGTCATGACATGAGGTACGCACACTCAGGTCTGAGTTGGGCGTTGAGCGCAGGTCAAGCGCTTGATGGTTGCCGCCGGCAACCGTGATCGTTGCCTTCGGCAACTGTCGAACGTCTGTTCGATTGACCCGCATTTTTAATCCGCGCGCAGGATACTACTCTGACTCTTGTCAGGTGTGTCTGGTTAATTGGGTACTTACATATCGGGCCAAAATCGTGCGTACCGGTTTGCCGTTACCGAATCGTTACGTTTGGTACGTTTTCGCAGGTCAGGGACCTGTTGCCGTTGCCTCAAGCAACCGTTTTGCTCGAAAATCGTGGGCTGTTCGCCCCTTGTATATAAATGGGAACCCCTCCGAACTGCGTGAGGAGACCCTGTCAGTGAGCTTACTAGCGAACTGGCGCACTTGAAGAGAGGCGCTTGGGGCGCCTCTTAAGAACGTACGTACGTAGTAAGGACGGCCCTCTAAGGCCGTCCCTTGGAGTGCGGCTTCGAAGCCGCACTCCCTTGCGTAGATGGTTTTGGTTTTTCGGTCGTCCTACGCCGACCACTTGCTGACGGTCCCGGGCGCTTCCGGTTGACCACCCTTGTTTCTATGTCCGGTAAGTCCCCTGACGGGGGACTCCGTTGAGGAGTTCTCTGTGGTTGACAACCTTGACCGTGTGAGGGGCCGTGGGATTAACCCCACTGGTGGGAAGCGCCTGAGCCGTGGCGGGGTTGCGCCGGGGAAGCGGCGGTTCACGCCGGAGCAGGCGAAGAAGGCGTTCATTGAGTTCCTGGCGGCCGGCTACAACGTGGCTGCGTCGGTGGAGCGGACGGGACGTAGCCGTAAGGCGTACGAGTATTGGCGCAAGAACGACCCTGAGTTTAAGGCGCGTGTCGATGTCATTATGTCCACCCGGAAGGTGGACACGAATACGCGCGAGGAGAAGCGGCTTGAAGCGCGTGAAATGGGTTTCGCTGCGTGGCGTTTGAAGTATCTGGGGCAGGTGACTTTCCCACACCACATGCAGTGGATTGATTTGTTGGAGGGGAAGGATCCTCGTGATTTGCACCCTTCTCAGGTTTATGAGCAGGGCCGGCGTAACAAGCTGGTGATTAATTGTCCTCCGAACCACGGTAAGACAACTGTGGTGACGATGGACTACGTAACTTATCTGATTTGCACGAATCCGGCTGTGAAGATCGCCATTATCTCGAAGACTTCGGATATGGCTGAGGACATGGTTTATGGTGTCAAGACTCGCTTGACGCATTCGGATCACGCGGATTTGATTCGTGATTTCGCTCCCGAGGGTGGTTTTCTGGCTACCGCGGATGAGTGGTCCGCGAATCGTATTAGGTTGGCTTCCGCCGATAGGGACCCGTCTGATAAGGACCCCACGTTGCAGGGGTTGGGTCTCGGCAGCCAGGTTTACGGTAAGCGTCTTGATCGCGTTTTCGTGGACGATGCTGTTGATGGTGAGAACGCCGCAGGCTGGCAAAAGCAGATGCGCTGGTTGCAGGTTGAGGTTTCCTCCCGCCCAGGCGCCTCGGGCGTGGTCTGTATTATCGGCACCCGCATCTCGCCAGCCGATCTCTATTGGCAATTGCGTAATCCGGAGAACTTCCAGTCTGGGAAGTCTCCGTGGACTTATCTGTCTCAGCCGGCCGTCTTGGACGACTCGGGGGAGCGGGACGATTGGGTGACGTTGTGGCCCAGGGCTACCACTAGCTGGTATTCGGATCACGATGACTGCTGGTGTGACACGGATGATTGTCGCCACGGCGACAAGGACGGGCTGTTTCCTCGCTGGGATGGGCTGCATATCGGTGGCGTCAAGGATGACCTGGACGCGAATGTCTGGTTGCAGGCATACATGCAGAAGGAAGTGGGCGGGAACGCTGCGTTCCCGAGCTACGGCATCACTGCCGCTACCAACAACGGCCGGGTACCGGGCCGTATAGGCGGACTGTATTCGGTTCCGGATGACGTGTATGTCATTGGCGCTGTTGACCCGGCTACGACCGGGTTCGCCGGCTTGCTGGTGGGCGCGGTGCAGCAGGGGACCGGTAAGCGGTTCATCTATGACGCGTGGAACGTGAAGCATCCGACACCGGAGGAACTGAAGGATCGCATCAAGGCGATCACGCTTGAGTACGGCGTGAATGAGTGGCGTATCGAGAAGACCGGTTTGTTGACGATGTTCACTCAGGACTTCGAGCTTAACCAGTGGTTGAACGTCCGCGGTGTGAGGCTCAAGGAGCATTACACCGGCAAGAACAAGTGGGATGTCAACTTCGGTGTTGCGTCTATGTCGCCCCTGTTCGGGCGTTGGCAGGACATGGAAGACGGTACCCAGAAGCAGATCATGGAACCGTTGATTGAACTGCCGCGGATCCACAATGACGGGCTGCGCGCTCTTAAGCAGCAGTTGACTATTTGGACTCCGGAGCTTGATCCGAAGAAGACGCCTTGCGACATGGTGATGGCGCTTTGGTTCTTTGAGAACGGCGCCCGTGAGAAGGCGAAGGTTGTCGGGATCACAGGGCAAAGGCGATTTAGCGGCCTCGTTTCGCCGCAAGAGAGAGCGAAGGCTGCTGTGATTAACCTATCTGACTACCGGGTGGCGTGATGGTGTCCACCGAACAGATCATCTCCAACATCGACATCGCACGTAAGCGGACTTTGGGCCGGCGCGAAAAGATGTGGCAGGTGAAGGCGATCCGTGAGGGTCGCTGGGACGAGGTCCAGTACGGGATGTTCCCGGCTGAGATCCCTGAACCGATGGTGGCGAACTTCATTGATGTCGCCGCGCGGTCGGCAGCGGAAGCTACGGCTCCGTTGCCGTCGTTCACGTGCGCTAACCCGAACATGAACACCGACGCGGCGCGCAAGTCTGCCGATAAGCGGACCAAGATCGTCAACCACTACCTGACACACTCCCGTCTCGGCGATCAGAAC